CACCTGCTAGATCGAGCAAGCGCGTACCGTGCACTTCCAAGGCGTACGGAAGGCACGAGTTTGATGCGATTGGTCCCCAAGGATTCCAGGGGACCCCGTATCATTTGCATGGAGGAACAGGAATATATGTTCCTTCAACAGGGATTAGGCACGGCTCTTAGAAATTGGCTGATCGGTCATCCATTGACTGCTAAGCAAATTCCGTTCGAACATCAGAGCGTGAACCGTGAACTAGCTCGGATAGCGTCAATCACGGGGGAATATGCTACCCTCGACATGAAAGATGCGTCCGACCGGATAAGTAAGGAACTCGTGCGCTTATTGTTTGCACGACTACCTGTTCTCCGTGACTGTATGCTGGCACTGTCGACGAACTCAACACGTTTGCCTAATGGCCGTGTTGTTGCGATGAAGAAGTTTGCCCCGATGGGGTCTTCATTGTGCTTTCCGATAATGTCCGTAGTGCACTTCGCATTAGGTGTTGCAGGTATGCACCTGTACACCGGCCAACCCATGAAGGCGTTAGCGAAAAAGTTGTACGTGTACGGCGACGACATCATTGTTGCGTCGGAACACGTGGACACCCTCTTCAAGGTTTTTCCTCAATTTGGGCTTATGTTCAATGAGGGCAAATCTTTTAGAAAGGGTCCTTTTCGCGAGTCTTGTGGTTATGACGCATTCAAAGGATCGAATGTGTCCCCCCAGCGTTTGAAGAAACGCTTTTTGGATAGTCAAGACCCGAACAATTTACGTTCGGCCATTGCTATGGAAGTGAATCTGCGAGATGCAGGTTTTAAGTCCACGGCAGTCATGTTAAAGCGTATTGTTGAATCTCGTTGGGGCATGTTTCCATTGGTGTCCCGAGGTTCCTCAGTTCTCGGTTGGGTCGAAGATGACCCGTCGTATCTCTTCGAGCAGAAATGCTTAAAGAGACGTTTTCATCGTCCCACTCAATCGGTGCAGATTCGGGCTCGAGTTGTAGAAACTCGTGCCGACTGCTCCATGGCTGGGTCGTGGGAGCAAATGATGCGTGCTAATTTACACACGCTCAAGAGCTCAACACGTCTTGACGAACGCTTCCAGAGAATTGACATCCTCTGGAGGTGGATGCCGCAATCTGCTTTGGTCCCGTTACGGGTGTCAGACCCTGATATGGCCCGAGCGATAAAGAGATTGCGGTAGCACAATGTTGTG